TGGGGAAGTTGGCCCGCCTTTCAATGGCCACCAACACTGGCTTGCGCGCGCTCATTGGCGGTGGCAGCTGGAGCGACGGGGTTCACGCTGGTTCGCGGACTGTGTTTTGCAACGCTTATCCATGGAGCGTGAACACGGGCGTTGGCGTGTGGTGCGTCTGTGACTCGCTGTAAGCTGATGGGGACCGGCGAAAGCCGAGTCCCTTGCAGTTGAAAGGTTGGGTGTAATGGCATACGAAAGTAAATATGAAAATCCCTCCACTCTGAAAATGGACTACGTTCATACAGAAGCACACCAGATGGCATATGATCTCTCAGTATATCTCCACAGAAAAGTAAGGGATATGCCACATTACGAGAAATTCACTCTGCAAAAGGATATACGAGAAAGCATAGACGGAATCATGGATGAGATAGAAGCATACGAGAAATCAAAAACAATCAGCCACCTTTATGCAGCCGACAGGCTGAAAGGAAAACTGGTTCGGAAAATCCGAATGTCGCACGATCTTAAATATTCCGCAATGAATGACAGAGTATACGAATATTGTGCAACGCAGATCGGTATTCTCGGTGCGTATATCGGAGGGTTAATAAACAAGGCACAAAAGGAAAAGAAATCAAAATAAGCAACTATCTTGGGGTAGCTGTTAATTCGCACCCAACAACACTGGCTTGCGCGCGCTCATTGGCGGTGGCAACTGGAACAACGGGGTTCACGATGGTTCGCGGACTGTGAATTGCAACAATTATCCGTGGAACGTGAACACGAACATTGGCGTGTGGTGCGTCTGTGACTATTTTGAAAACTGTCAGATTGGTGGAGCTATGGCTTGCCAACAAGGATTATTTGATAATCATTTATTGAATAGTCAGACGGCTATCCCGTCCCGTGCAAACCGGGCGAACTTAAAACAGCGAAGCCAAATAGTAGCGAAAGCGAAGGAAGCGTGGCGTAAGCATTATTTATGAAGAGAATAACAGGTCTTATGAAAAACATCTGTACCATGAAGAACGCATTAAACGCATACCAAAAAGCGAGGCGGTGCAAAAGGTACAGACCGGAGGTTTTGGAGTTTGAAGCAAACAGAGAGGAATATCTCGGCAAAGCCATTCGGGAATTGGAAAGTTTGACATATACTCCTGGAAAGTACAAGGTATTCAAAGTTTGGGAACCCAAAGAGCGTATAATCATGGCTTTGCCATTTTACGATAGGGTTATCCAACATATGATTGTCAATTACATAGAGCCGATATTTGAGCATCAGTTCATCTACCATTCCTATGCTTGCAGAAAAGGGAAAGGCGCTCACAGAGCCAGCAAGCAGTTGACAAGGTGGTTATATAATCTGGAAGTTGTGCAAGGTAAATCAGTCTATGTACTGAAAGCCGACATACACCATTACTTCCAGAGCATAGACCACAAGGTTCTGAAAAGAGAAATTAGAACCTACATTAAAGACAAGGACTTACTCGTAATCCTTGACCGGATAATAGACCATAATGGGATATTCCCGGACGGTGTCGGCATACCGGTTGGAAATCTTACGAGCCAACTATTTGCCAACGTGTATTTACACCGATTGGATATGTTCGTAAAACATACACTTCATGCAGAACACTACATGAGATATATGGATGATTTTGTGATTATATCAGAGGATCTTGAACAGTTGAAACGGTGGGAGAAACAGATAGAAATATTCCTTGCGGATGTTCTTAAATTACAATTAAATCCAAAAACAACCATTGTTTATGCAAAGAACGGAGTGGATTTTGTTGGATATAGGCATTGGAACTCTACGAAGAAAATCAGAAAGGATGCTATGCGTAGACTGAAACGCCTTATGAAGAATTTTAAAGATGGAACTATCACGGAAGAATTTTTCGACAAATCGTTTACAAGTAGAATTGGTTCGATAAAACACGCCGACACCTATAATCTGGTGCAGAAGATCACCTGTGAAGCAAAGGAGTTAAAGGAAAGTCATGCGTGATGGAAGTTATGTCATTGTAGATAGGCTGTGTGAGGCAACCACACAACTGCTTGAAATAATTAAAAGCAGGAAGAAATCATTGAGCAGTGCAGAATATCGGATGAACTGCATAAGGAACTCGATGATATGAAAAACGACGTGGATCAGAAGATGGATTTAATTGAGTATGATTTGAGATCATACAGACGGGAGCGTGAAGAATGATAGATTTTATCGTGAAATATTGGATCGAGTTTCTTTTTGGATTGATAATCAGCGGAATGGGCGTGATGGCGAAGCTGATGTACAATCAGCACTTAAAAAACAAAGCCATTGACAAGGGTGTAGAAGCTCTTTTAAGAAATGGTATCGTTCAGACATACAATAAGTGGTCTGAGAGGGGTTACTGCCCCATATACGCACGAGAGAACGCCACAAGGATGTATGAACCTTATCACATACTTGGCGGAAATGATGTTGCGACAGACTTAATCGAAGATCTGAAAGGACTACCGACAGAACCGCAAAAGAAGAAAGAGGGTGTAGAAGATGATACTTAAAATTCTTATAGGTTTCGCTCTTGGTTACATTGCAGCTTGCGTGACATTTTACATCCTGCAGAAAAGAGAGCGTAGGCGGAGAAAAGAGAAGAAAAAGAAAGTAAGCCTAAACACCTATGCAAAGGTAGCCACTACTGCGGTATTGGCTCATGGGATGATCCTTACATCGTGTTCCTATGTTCTCTCATGGATAGGCATGGACCCGGTGGTGGATGTATCAAGCACAATCGTCAAAGAAATCGTAGCTCCATTGGTGGTTTACCTTGGAACAAATACGATTATGAACATCTTTGAAAAGAACAAACTCAGTTTTTCAGTACCAATCAACAGCACCGTCATAAGCAAAGACGGAACCACACACAAAGCCTCTGAGGATGAGGCAGTAGGATAGGAGGTCATATTATGACAATGGAATTTTTAATTGTAGCACTGTTCGCAGTATCATTACTCACAAACCTTACCGTTGAGGGAATCAAGAAACTTCTGGATAAGAAATCTGTTGACTATTCATCGAACGTGATGGCAGCAGTTACCGCAGTCGTTATCTCCGTGGCACTGTCCGCCGGGTATCTGATTTACACAGAAACGATGCTTAACGCAAAGATTGGCGTTGAACTCATTGCCCTTGCGTATCTTAGTTTTTTAGTTGCCACGAACGGATATGACAAAGTTATTCAGGCGATTAAGCAGATCAAACAGATTGGAAACCAGTAAGAGAATATTATTCAGAGCCATGAGCCGGATGTGAATTAACACACCCGGCTCTTTCTTTTTAAGGAGGCACGGATCATGGCATTGAAAGGTACGACAGCACAGGAGAGGGCATGGGACTTCTTTTGTGCTAAAGGATTAAGCCATTACGCCGTAAGTGGTGTCATGGCAAGCATAAGAGCCGAGAGCGGATTCAATCCTCGCAATCTGCAGAACAGTTGCGAGAAAAAGAGCGGATATACAGATGAAACATATACCGCTGCGGTAGACAACGGCAGCTATGGGAACTTTGTCCGGGATTCCTACGGCTATGGGTACGCACAGTGGACCTATTGGAGCAGAAAACAGAATCTTCTCAATTTTGCCAAGAAGAAAAATAAGTCCATTGGAGATGAAGAGATGCAGTTGGAATTTCTGTGGGAGGAATTGACCGGATCATACAAAAGGGTTCTTTCAAAACTCAAAGTCGCAAAATCCGCACAGGAAGCATCAGATATTATCTTGACCGGATATGAAAAGCCGAAAGACCAGGGGCAAAAGGCAAAGGCAACCAGAGGATCTTATGCAGAAGAGTATTATGAGCAGTTTTCAGTGAAAAAGGAGGAAAATACTATGAAAGTAATCATCGGAAGCGCAAGAAGAGATGAGAACGGAAAGTACGCCGGAGGCAAGCCGGGGGATCAGGACGGAGTAGAAGTAAGTACACAGAATTACTATCTCCACAGCAAAGGATGGTATCTGTATCGTCCTATCAATCCTGAGCATGCAAAGAAGTTGGCACAGGCTATGTATGATGCCTGCATGAATGATAATGTCGGTTACTGCCAGACACATCGTTCAATTATTACCATGCTGAAAAAGCACGGCAGCATGAAAGCAATCGCAGAAAAGACAGAGACAGATTGCAGCAACCTCGTAAGAGGATGTATCTACGAGGCAACCGGAAAGGATGCCGGAAACTTTAATACATCCACCGAGCCGACTGCATTGGAGAAAACCGGTCTGTTTGAGAAAAAAGTGGCTGTCACAGCTTCGACTCAGTTTAAACCTGGAGACATCCTTGTGACAAAAACCAAGGGGCATACTGTTGTTGTTGTGTCTGTTGACGGATCCACACCTAGCAGCACATCCACTCCGGCAAAACCGGCAGCAAGCACATCATCTTCAAAAAAGGTAGAAAGTGCAAAGAGTAAGGACGCAGCTATCGCCGGAAAGTACAAAACGACCGGCAATCTCTATCTGAGAGTTGGAGCAGGAACCGGAAAAACAGCAATCACTCTCATGCCTAAAGGTTCAGATGTTCAGTGCTATGGCTACTATACGAGTTACAACGGAACACGTTGGTATTATGTGGCATACGGCAACCTGACCGGCTTCTGTTCATCTGAATATTTAAAGAGAGCGTAAATCGGAGATAAACCGGATAAAACCGAGATAATCTTCGATGGTAATATGCCTATAATATACAATAGAGGGTAGAAACCGCATAAACACTGGAAACCTGTGCTACTGCTATGTTAGCTCAGGGTGTTTGCTAATGGCAATTAGTATCTAATCGTAAACTTTTAAGATAATAATGGAAGGTGCTGGATTGGCTGAGAACAGCTTAAATCCAGCACCTTTTTATATTATAAACTCAAACTTCGCACATTAAAATGTGCCTATGCACCTTGAAAATTCAATAATAACTGGCATAAAAATAGCATGAAACCA